ACCGCCGCCAAACGTACCCAATTGGACTGACTGTAGCGGGTTTGATACGTGGACGTATAAGTCAGGGGGAGCACCCGATCCTAACGGATTCGGTTACAATGGGTACGGTTTCACAGGCACCATGATTGAACACGGGACGGAGATTTCCACGCCTGTGGTTGGGTGCCTTGTATTCTACGGTCATCCGATTTCGCATGTTGCGTTATACATCGGTAATGGCCGTGTAATCAGCCACGGTAGTGAAGCAGGGCCAAACCTTGAAGAAGTATATTATCGTGGTGACTTCAATCATTACAGGAGGTACTTTTAGATATGGAGACTAAGCCTGGTATTCAGACTACTGAATTCTGGACGATGCTGTTCGGACAGGTAGTGTCACTGCTGCAGCTTACCGGCGCATGGCAGTTTATGCCGGACGGCAACAACAAGTTTGTTGTCATTGCTATGGCGGTTCTTGGCGGTCTGTACGCTATTGGTCGTGGTCAGGCTAAGCAGGGGGTTACTTACACCCCGACTGCGCGTAACCGCTAGAACAGATTGGGGGTGAGTGGTCGCCGTCGCGCTCTCCTTGCGGGTATGCCACTCACCCCCATACCTATGCTACCTAGCAACCCCCCGAAAGTGATTGCGTCCATCGGTCATCATTGACGTTCCAGATGGTGGCACGATAGTCATATCCAACATGGCAACCATCGCCACTAGTGCCGCCAATCCCACCGAGGTAGTTATTATACGTCCCTGCAGGAACACTGGACGTAAAATGGGTCACTGGACTGCCAAACGTGTAGACTTCAGGCATATCTACCCAATGCAGCCCACCATCTGTACTTCGCTGAAGTTCCAGCAACCAGTTCTTGCCCCCGCAACCTACGCTAATATCCACATGCCAAGTGTTAGGATTACCGTCATGTGTCAGTTTGAGAGGCTTAGCCTCATTGAGCACGTTGGAAGTGCCGCAATTCATGGCGGCTCCTGGGTCTGCCTGAGCCGTGCCTGCTGTAACCAACATCGCAAGCACAAGTACAACAAGTGTTATGATGCGCTTCATGCCTCTCCTTAGCTAGTAGCTACCATCGCACCTAGTGCGATTAGTAGTAGTCCGATAATAACCATACCGGTCATTATTTGCCGCTCACTTATGTTCATGGTAGTTTTCCAGTCCGCAACCAATTCTCGGCTGCAAGCAATGTTGACTGCTTCCACGTCTGCCAATAGTCACCATGCAGAGTATACGCAGGGCCACTACTAAATGACAGACCACTGACATTACCGGATAGCCCAGTGTGTAGAATCATCTGCACATGCGGTAGCTGAATTGGGAATGCAGCCGGGCACTTACCAAACGTAGGTGCCTGCTGGAATCCTTCATTCGCCACAGGGCCGTATGTTACGTCGTTGGTAGTAAGGCCATTGCCATCCCAACACTCAGGCAGTGTGATGTGTGCCTGCAGTGTCTTTGTAGCGGGACAGTCATTACGTGGTACATTGAGTGAAGGATACTGTGCTGTGTTGTCACCACCACAATTCCAATAGACCACATGCTTAGGTGGCGGGCCTGTGGAGTGTGCGTCACCAGCAACTACAGCTAGGCCCTCCGGGTAGTTACTGATTGTCACGCCGCTTGGCAATCCTGACGTACTCCAATAGTCGGCCATGTACAGGCCGCTGTTCTTAACTTCAACACCATTGAGATACATTGTCGGTATCCACATACCTGCAGTGGAACCGGCAACCTCGGCTGCCGTCATATTACGAGCACCAGCAAAGGCACCACGGGTACAACTAGTACCACCGGCCTCTAGGCTTTGTACTGTACTGTTCTCAGTGACATTACGTGCGCTGTAGAACGTATGTAGATGTGCTGACGGCTTGACTCCTGGGGATACAATGGGGTCAACCTGAGCATTCTGATTTGGGAAACAGACTACTGACAGGAACCGTGCATCTGCTGTACCTGCAGCAACGGCCATTGTGACCATAACTGCAGCTACCGACAGCAGCGATCTAAAGGTGAATCTCACCATCGTTACGTGTTCTCCGTTTCGTAGGGGACTTCTGCTTTGCGGTACGTATGTCTTTCGTTAGACCTTTATGTTGTACACCAACTTTATTGTAGGCGAATCCTGCCCCGTCATAAAACCAATACAGTATATGACGTGTTGCATCTCTGGCATGGCCCTTTCCGCCTTTGTAGTAAACTCCAAGATCGCTGAGCGTACTGTCTTGTCCGTGATATCCCCCCTTTCCTTGTGATGCATCTTGGAAGATGAGTTTCTTCGTTGGATTCTGTTCCTGCCACAGAATGCATATACCAATTAAGTAACAGGGAAATAGGTCTATCCTATCCTCTGTACGATGCTTAGGTCGGTACGTGAACCTTTCTACCACAAGCACGTCAGGCTGCTCATGTAGCAAGAACCTGTGCAGACTCTTCGGAGTGAATTCAATCTCTCGGAAGTAGTCTATAGCTAGCTCTCCATCACGTGTAACGATACCACCCACCACACCGCTCAAACGGCCTGGATCTATGCTGATAACGAGTGGTGTAGGGGTCATTTCCGGGTTTCGCAATCCGTGGGCAGGTAATCCCATCGATCAAGCGTCCGTGCCAGCGTCCGGGGCAGCCGGGTCGGCCTCCGTGGCAGGATCAGTAGGGGCATCGCCAGTCTGCTCAAACGCAATGGCGTAGTTACCGTGACTCTTGCAGTTAAAGCAGAACCATTCGCCACTATGACCTGCATCGGTTTCATTGGGGTCACCAACACACCGTTCAGGCTCACCACATGCCGGGCAAGTTAATGTAATGTTACGCATCCTTATCCTCCTTATCGTCATTTGCGCGGGCTGCGCCTTCAAACATACCAGCAAAGAACGCTGCTACAATCTTTAGTGCTGTTGAGCTATCAGCACCTTCTTCAAGTGCCCCCTGATAGACAAACATACCCTGTCTACCAAAGTCTACCCATGCTGTACGATCTTCGATTGCCTTGAGCGGATTCTTCATTGCCATCCAATGGTCACATGCTCATGGAGATATAAACCTGCCATCATACAAATTGCTATGATACATGCCACACAGAATAACAGTATCACAAATGCAATTGTGTCACTCATGCCGTCGGTACGTTGTAGTTGGTCATTGCCTTCAACCTTCCATCTGCAGTAATCGTGATGACGCTAGCGTCGGCAGGCAAGTACGTCTGTGCCTCTTCGTACAACACCTGCACTCCTGTGGAGGCGCGTTGCTTCCACTGTGCCAACGAAAACACACGCTTGTCAATGTCTTTCGTCAAGCCGTTAGCAGCACAAGCACCTTTGAACGTTTTAGCCATATCGGCAGTTGGCTGTACGACCACACGATCATAGATAGCACCCTTTGGCTTACCTAGTGCCAACCAATTGATTGCCTCAGTTGACTTACCCGATCTTCGACCCCCTATCACTATATCCATCAAATCAATCCTTGTCGTCGTAAACCTTTAATATGCTTCAACGTCTTATCCCATCGAGGATTATGACGAATCTTGATTGACCGGCGGATACGTCGTGGCTTTTGTGGCTCACGATATACCGGTTCATTTTCGATCATAGCTCGCCCCACCTTTCGCCTGTAGCCATGTCAACCTTGAATGGGAAGTCCCACCCGATAAGCTCGTTGGCAGCGCCTTCCATCGTCTTCTTGATGATGGACATTGATGCTTCGACGTTCTCCGGCTTTGTCTCAAACAAGATTGAGTCGTGCACCGTGAGTAGGATATCGAATAGTGGCACATCACTTAGACGAATCAGGCTGTACAAACACAAGTCGCTTGCGGGTGATTGAATCAGGCAGTTGACCCCCTCTTTCAGCGTGTGATGCTTGTTCTCTTCCGTTATCAGATGAAAGCGCCTTCTTCGTCCTGTCGCTGTAGTTAGATAACCGTCTTTCAAGATGTTCCGATGCTGCTGCTTTACCCATGTACGTACCTCTGGAAAACGATGCCACCATGCATTGATAAGTCTCCTAGCTTCATTGACTGTGATGTGAAGATGTTGTGACAGTGAGAATTCTTCTTGTCCATACAGGATGCCGAAGTTGACTGTCTTAGCTCGTACACGATGTTCTTTGTTGAAACCTTTACCGTAGAAGTCTGTTGCAACCTCAGTATGCAAGTCAAGGTCATTGTAGTAGATATCCTGTAGATTTTTGTCACCACTCAACACTGCTGCCACACGTAGCTCAGCCTGTGAGTAGTCTGCCTGTATTAGTACGTGCCCTTCTGATGCGATAAAGAAGTTACGTACATTAGGTAGCTTTTCACCCGGCTTAGGTCGTGGCTGATTCTGCAGGTTAGGACGACTGCCACTGAGCCTACCTGTCTCTGTTCCTGCAGGATTGAATTCAGCGTGTATACGGCCATCCTTTGCACACTGCTTGATGAGCGTTTCGACATACGTAGATCGAATCTTGTCGAGGCGTTTGAAACGATGGAGCGTTGATACGAATGCAACCCCACCGTTGTCGAATAGGCCCATCTGTTCAGGCAGTATGTTCGCAAACTTAGCCCGTCCATCTAGTATCTCATTCCTGATAGCAGCGTCAACGGATCGCTCTTTACCACGCCTATCGAGTGTATGTTGCAGTTGTAGCTCATCGTAGAGATACGCGCTGACTTGCTGTGGGGAGTTGAGATTGATTTCTCTCCCGATCAGTCTAGCAGCTTCGGCCTTCAAATGCTCTAACTCTGGCAGAACCTCATGGTCAAGTGACCACTGTGCTAGGTCAACGTCAAATGCGATGCCCCTACGTTCAATATCTGCAATTACGTTAGAAGCGGGGATGAGTAACTTGTAGTACGGATCACGTATGTTGCCTTGATCGGTTTCAGGAGTGAACAGCAGATACAACATGTGTGTACCGGAAGTGTCCTGACCGTTATACTCATACAGCAGCACCTTATACTCATCCCACGTAAGTCCATACAATGCCTGTAGCTCATCCTCACGTCCGATCCAATGCTGCTTGCGCTTACCTTCCTTGACCACTTGTGGAGTGTAGTCAGGCCAGCCAAGTCTATCGGCAGTAAGATAGTCTAGGGAGTGTGACCCTGGACGTTCATCCAATATGTAGGACTGTAGCAGTGTATCCTCATCGACACGTGCATCTATACCATTCTGACGTAGGATCTTTACGTCGAATTTTCCATTGTGGTAGATGACTGTCTTATGAGGATCTGAAAGGAACCGTCCGAGAGCCTGTCGCACGTGATGTTCACCAAGTGCGTATCTTCCGATAACAACTGCTCGCGTATCGCGTCCGATACCGATAGACACCAACTCAGAATCGAAATCAAGTCCTGTGGATTCGATATCGACGCTGAACGTATCCACCAATTGAAGTTTTTGTATCCAGTCGATGGCTTCGTCAGGATCATCCGTCCACCTTACTTCCGGGAATGGTCGAGGTTCAATTGGGTTTAGTGCACGTTTAAAGTCACTTACGAGGTTTGGATATGTACCGTCATCTCGTAAAGTCGCTGCTGGATTGTTAGTAACAATAACTCTTGCGTCATTGTACTTGTGATCGTGTCCGCGCTTTGCATTGACATTGCCTCCGGTGAATGTTTGTGAAGCTTCCACTCCACATGCAATGATCGTTTGCGCTGACCTAACTTCATCGTCAAGTCTAGGTCTACATGCAGCAAGGGCTGCGCTGCTCGGCTTATCACTGTAACAAAGGACGGTATTGGTTCGCTTGACACTGGCCTTATCAACTCCATTCATGTCAAGTAGATGATTGACTATCTTACCGATAGGGCCACTCATCGGCTTGCCAGCGTTCGCCTCATGGAATCCAGGCGACCGACCTACAATCACCACAGACGCACCCTCCGGGCCTGTGGTCGGAGCACACGGTTGATCGAACAGCGGGCATTCCCAACACCTTGCATGTGGGGCTTTAGCTGTAGTATCAGCCTGAATCGCCTCAAGGTGCATTTTTGCCTCAGTCATCGAATAGCGCCAATCGCAGCCAGCACGTCACGCTTGAAGTCGTCGGCTGGCCGCACGACCACTGTATCGGGGTCATAGGACTGGATCGCCTTGATGGTGGTAGTGACGCGCTCCCGCTCATCGGCACGAATCAGCGGCTCGACCGCAGCGATGGTGTCACGCGCTGGGCCTTTGTACTCTCGCCAACGCTCAGTGTCTGAGACTAGGTGTAGAGCGATAGCACGTGCGGCGGCTTCGTGGAGGGGCGGGCTGCTCATGTCTTTGGCACCTTGATTGGATTACCGTCAGGGCCGATGATACCGGCAGTGATATCTTGACGTGTCTTCTCAGCAATAATACCAAGCCTATTGCGAATCAACGCTTCTACAAGATCCGTTTTCCACTTCAACTCCCACTCATGCTTATCAAAGCCAGGAATCTTGTCATAGACATACTCAAAGAATGAGCCTACCTGCCAGTTAAGAAATGCCATGTTAATCTGTAGACCAGCTGGATTTAGACCGTTCTTATCCCACAACGCTACTTCATGCTCAAAAGCATTGTTGATGGCAGCAATCTTCTCAATGATGTGCGGCTCTTGTGCAGCATACTCAGGCTCAGGCACACCGATATCAAGGTCTGCATCATCGCCTACAGGCGGATCAAAATTTTCATGAATGTCCATATGTGCTCTCCTTAATCTATCGCTATGTAGTGGGTTGCTTTACCAATCCTATCAATTCTGATGTGCCCACGCTCAATCAATGTCTGAATGTAGTCATCTGCCTCCCGCTTCATCAAATGATTGTCGCGCATAAACTGACCACGTGATACACCTGAATGTCGTTTGATATAACGATGTGCTTTCGACAATGATCGCTCATTCAAACCCTTGCCGACATTCATACATGCCTCGATAGAATACTGTCCCCAATCCTGCACGTACTTAGCAGCCGACACGATATCACGCTTTTCAGCAGAGATAACATCTTCGTCCGGCTCACTGCGAGAGGCAGCAATCAGCATAGCCATCTTTAACAGGCTCATGGAGAGCCGTTGCATAGTCGGCAACATCACGTGACTCAATGCACTATGGTAGGACGACTCACGCATAATGGCATCAATTCGTGAAAACTCTGTCCATGCTTCCGGGGTCAGTTGCACGTCCACCACTATCGGCCTATCAACCGTTACCTCAGTACCACCGCCAGTCAATTTGACCTGACCGTTACGATGATATGTATTGTATAGATGTTGTGCGTGTGCAATTACAGGATTGCTGCCATCTTGGATTTCTTGAAGCGGCGGGCCTAATGGCTTTACAGCCTCAAGTTTTGTGTCGCCACAGACAATCAAGAACCTGGGCAGAAATCCACTTGTGATAGCTGACTCATCGAGTGAATGATATACCTCGTCACGAATGCCAGCGCCCATTACCATGAAGATCGGTTCTTCCACTGTATATGTTTGCTTCTTAAGTGTCCGTCGAAAAATACGTGGTACGTCATACAATTGTGCGAATAGCTCTTTGGTTCCCTGCAAATAATCCTTACGTGAAATCTGATTGAAGTACCCTGCTAGCTCATCACGTGTCATCAAACTGACTTGGTGTGGACGATTGGCAAGAAAACTGATAATACCTTCTACCGAACCCTCTGAGGCAGCAAAGATATCAACGTCGATGTTGGCAATAACCTCTTCACACATACGCATCGATGTTGTCTTCCGTGCCAACGTGGACTCGCCAAGTACCATCCCCCACAGGTTGGGACGGACTGTACCATATGTAGTTTCAAGCTTCAAGTTAGCAGAGAGGATCGCTGACAGCAACATAAATGCAAACAGATCGTGGTACTGTGGTGGCGCGTCAGTCCGCTTCATTCCCCATTCACGATACATGTCGATGTATGTGAAGTTATCATCTTCTGCCTCATCATAGATACCAGGCATTGTGAATGATACTGCTTCATGCTGATACTCTGCAATGCGCTGAAACCGCTGTTTGACCTTAAGCACTTCCAACCACAGGTGGCGCTCAGGCCGGTTATCACGACGGTACTTGTTGACCTTTGATACACGACAACAAGCGAATGTCTCTAGCTCATCCATTCCGCATTCAAAGCACATATTGATGAGGTTCCACATGAGACTAGACCAATCGGCCTCATCATCTGGATCATCCTCCATACGTGACATGAATGCAGGAGCATCTTCCATCAACCCTATGTACTTGCGAATAGTCTCAGGCACGTCCGGCAGGATATCATCAGCAGGCATGTCAACATCAAATTTGACCGCCTCGGGCACGTCGGTGGGCTTCTCGACCCCCTCAAATATCTCGACCGGTGCTTCCATGCCGGTGAGGATACGTGTCAATTCTACAGTTGGGTATACGTCACCGGCCTCTTGATACTCAGCCTTGAAATTACGTGTGAACGGTACACGAAGTAGCTGACCGATATCCCAACCTGATACGTCTGCACCATTGTCGTGGTACTTGTATGCAATGCGACGTGAGTAATCTTCTGCTATCTGTGGATCAACATAGCCGTCCAGCGTCCACAACGCTTGATAGCGTCCGGGCGACGATACCATGATGATTGGTGGTGGTGGATCTACAGTCTCAGGATCGCAAGAGTCAAGGTCTGCCCATACAATACGTGTAGGACGTGCATACTCTTTCTTAGCCTCGCGCCTATCGAACATAGTGACCGCAAACCACACGTTATGATGTTTCTCTTTCTGCTCGATGAAAGCCAACATGTTAGCTGACTCTCTAGGCCACTCAAAGAAAAACCGCTTGAACGAATCACGTCCGCGGATTTTGTGTGAGGTAGCGATGCAGATAAGTCCATCTTCATCCCCGAATACCAAATCGAAGAATTCATACCTTATATCTTTGATCGATGATTTTTGCATCTCTCATAAGATAGGTCACTCTGCCGCTGAAACCCCCCGGAAACAGACGGCAGAGTGACCTTTATGTTTGGCCTCCCTGTTAGACCTGTTGGATTAGATCAAGCCACTGGAAGCAGCGGAGCCAGTCTTACTACCGGCCTTCTTGACCCCCTTGACGACGTTGCGCTTCTTGACAATAGGCTCGCCATCCTCACCTGTCTCATTCGACGGGTAAGACTCGATACCAAGCGTCACGACGCACTCACGTCCACCAAGGTCATCCACGTCCAGATCGAAGCCCTCAGTCATTACCTCATTCTGACTGTAACCGACAGCTTCAAGGAAACGCACAAGCATACCATCCATCTTGGCCTTGTGCTCGTACTTCTTACCATCGACCTTTGCAGGTGCGATGATATACCGATCGAATGCGCGGCGATCCTTGCCTTCAAGGCGCTCATCAGTAATCTTGTACTGAATGCTCAACATCGGAGTGCCAGCAGGTAGCTTACCGCCACCCTTAGTCTCCTGCCATTCAGCCTCAAACACGACTGCATCATAGCTACCTGCGGGGAGCGGAACGAATTCCGGCTGTGTGGTGTCAGCACCAGTAAGATCAAGCAACGGCATATCTATTCTCCTTCGTCATCCGACAGTGCTTCAAAGATCAACGGAATGCTAGGCGACTCAATCAGAGCCGGTAGCGCACCTGTGCGATCTTTAGCAATTACCTTACGCGTTTTCTGCGTCTGCAGTCTACGCACGATACCATCATCTTCTTCGTTGGCAGTCATATAACCAACGATATCGAGAAAGCCGGGAATGTTTCCACTAAGCTGACCCGGTAGTGACGGTGAAATTGATACCTTACCATTCTCATCCTTATCGGTCTTATCAAGTGCGATCAGGATGGTGTTACATGGTAGGTCACGAAATGCACGTACTACCACTTTCAGCTTATCACCGGCAAGTCCCCATTCCTTCATACCGGGGGGTTCACCTGCTAGGTCAGGCCGTTTCTCAATCCTAACCTTCATCACATCACTCATGATAACAGAATGCAACTCTGTGAGTGAGTCTAGTACGATGGTCTTATAGTAATCCTCCGTGTCCATTGCCACCATCTCATACACTTCGTTTAGACGCTCAGTTGTCTCGACACGTACAACATCGATATCCTTGCGATGACGAAGTGTAGTTGTACCACCCTCCATATCTAGAAACAGCACGGGTGATGTATCTGGATGATCCTGTGCTGTACCTGCCAGATACGTTTTACCGCTACCTGCAGGGCCGTAGACAAGTAGGTTCAAGTACCTCACTGCCTCCATAGGCGATGTGGCACCGATCCTCTCGCGTAAGGGGGACACTTGCGCCAACTACATACCTCCTGTGGTTGGGGGGTTAGCGCCTGAATCAGCGCCAGAAGGGGAAGCATAGCCGACCCGAGCCGGGGGGTCAACTCTCTGGAAAAGCACCGCCAGGTCGCCGCCAGCCCGCGTATGACGATCATGCATCTTACATACCTTCGTGTACAATCGCATCGTACGATCATGAGCAGCAAAGGTAGCATCAACCGTGCCTTCTTCATCACATGCATAAAATCCACACTTAGCCATCTAGCAATCCATAATCCTTGACACGAAGTTGTCGTGATTCTGTGTTACGAATGCGGGGCTTGTCTACATCATCGTCATCCTTCGTTGGTACCAACTCCCCTTTCTGCATCTGGAAGCTCGTCCACTCACCATCTTTCCAAATACTGCAGTATCCCTGTTCAAGTACCTGAAATGGCTGTGTACAATAATGCTTGAAGTCATACGGGCCGTCATCACCACTGAACCATGCCGGTGTAATGAAGTCCGTAAACTCTACGTCATGGTACGTGTACGCAAACTTGTCACCCTCCACAGGATCGCCAACTTCAAAGCCAAAAAACTCAGCAGGGTCTTTGCGAGGGTCTTGAGCACATGTCATACAAAATGGATCTACCAACGCCTCTACAACTTCATGCGAGAACGTAACTTGCCATGATAGACCATACTTCTTATCAGTTTGCACAAATGTACGCATAACCGGCGTACCACTATCATCAAAGTGATAACCAAGAGCACCCGCCTCATCAGACGTACCGAGAAGGTGGTGTTCCCAAATCATCTTTGATCGTGGTGTTGGATGAGCTAGGTCACCGAGTACGAATGCAGCAGTAGCATTCCAAGCAGGCTCAAAGTGATGATCGAGGCAATACTTATGTGCTACTAGCGTAGCCGTTACCTCAGCATCGGTAAGACCTGACTCCGGGTGATTATATACTACGATGAGCGGGTGTACTCTCACTTGATTCCTTCCGTTAGAGGTATATATGCAAGTACGAATCCGTCACGTACACCTTTCAATGCTACGCAGCCGAATGTAATTGTCTTACGCTTGTGATGATCTAGTATATTGCCGCTGTCATAGTCAACGAATATCTTGGTACCTTCCTGTTTAGCTACTTTGCCAATATAGATACCATGTGACCATCCATAACGCACATAGAACCATCGGTACTCATCCCTCTCCGGTGCTGTATCATGCTCAGAGGCAGGAACCATTTCACTAGCTTGCTGCCAGCGAAAGGTAGTACACCCCAACACACCAAACTTACGGTCACGCACTGGCATATCGAGTATCCAACCACTCCCACTCCATCGATACCGCACTGCAACATGCCGCCCTGTTAGTTCTCTACCACGTTGTGGAGTAATCATCGGTCGTAGTTTCCCACATAGTTGTTGTCGATCATCTCTTGCCAATCGGAACCATCATCCATAGCAAGACAAGGATTGCGAAAAGGGCACCGCAAACAGGAGTAACTAGTAGTGAAGTTAGGATACACCCTAAGATCAGGAGCGAGCATATCACTAGCCTCATCGAGAATTCGTTGACCTGCGCTACGTAGCTCATGGCGATTGCGACGTACATAGTCACGCCGGACAAACAAACCATCGCCACTATCGAGTAGATATTGGGCATACGCCTTAGCCTTGTCATCGTTCTCGACCCACCAATCAAGGTCACGCTCTTTAACTGCTTCATACCATAGCGCAGCAGAGGTAGGCTTTGTGCGATCAATCGACGGACGCCCCTGTGGGAAGTTTTTGGTAATGGACGTAATATCCGGTGGCTTCGGAAATGCTTTCCAGAGCGTATTGTAAATCACGAAATCGATATTCTTGTACTCAAGGTCATGTATCTCTGCTTCACGCTCAGCAGCCCACATGTATGACGTTACCTGCTCATCCTTCTCAAGCTTCTTGATGTACTCATCACCATCGGCAGGCGCAGCGGTCTTGTGATCCATGATGCCATACCGGCCAGTCTCAAGATCCTGAATGATAACGTCCATGCGGCCACGATAGTGTACTTGTTTCGTACCGTGCGTAATGTAGTAGTCTATCCCATCCTCAGATTTATCCATAAGAGGTACACTGAAGTCGTGCTCAGCAGCGATGACGGCGAAGTTATCGTGACGATCTGCGTACTCCTTGTAGAACGTCATCATGCCAATGCCTAGTTCAAGATGAGCTTGAAACTCATCTAAGTCTACATCGGGGATTACATCGAACAGACCTTCAACATGGTGTGTCTGTGTTACGCCCTCAGCTATATCATATTCACCAAGATGAGGCAGACCACTGGCATAGCCAAGGTCATATATCATGTAGTCGATCATGCCGCCCTTGGTCTGTACATCATACCATGTAGTGAACGTATTGACAGGATCAAGCTTGAGCGTAGGATTGTAATACAACTCCATCGCAAGATGGATACCTGTACCAAACCACAGGGGGAATGAGATACCGTGAATGCGTGGGTTAGTCCGCAGGTTCTCGCGCATAGGCGATGACCAATTCCACTTACGACGACACTGCTTGAACGTACCACGATCTGACGTATGGATCGGGATTACCTCAGACTTCGGTGGTATCGGCGGAGGTAGTTTACCAACCTGTGTGTTGATATTAGTAGTCAACGCCCCCACCTTTCAAACCTTCCATATTTTCAAAACCGACAAATTCAAGCTTGTCAGCAGAGAAGCCATTACGCACAAGAATTTTCAATGCCTCTGCTATTGCAATGCCTTGTGTAACATCGTCATCCTTCTTTGCAGTAGCACTTGAAGCT